TTTCTGCAAATTTACGCTCTTGGAACCATATAAACAACTGTACTACAATATTTTAATTTATAGAACTCCTCTTTAAACAATAAAGAATATATCATATTTGGTTTTTAACGCTGTTTTAATATCATTAAAACGACGTTATATTATACCGCCGGAATCGTGGGCGTGGCACGCTTATATAGCATTATATCCGTATACGTGGCGTTGTAGTTTATGTGTGCGTTGAATTCAGATTTCACACAGTCCTCGAAGGGGTTGCCCACGCTCTTGTTTCTGCCTATCCACTCGCATAGTTCGAGTATGGAGGATTTATTGGAGGTAAAATAGATGAAGGAATGACCGGTAAGAACCGTCAGCACGTCGAGGTAATCGGACAGCCTCCAATACATCGTATAGGTACCCACTTCGGTGGAGAGATAGGGCGGGTCGACCAGAAACACCGCACCGGGCGTATCCTTGTACTCATTGAACACCTCCCGATAATCCCGAGAGGTGATTACAAGCCCTTCCAAATAATCGGAGCAGTCCGGATAATCGTTTTTGCGGATATTGTTATAGAGGGTGTCTTTCCGCATCTCTGAGACGCTCAGCTTATACTTCATCGAAAACATAATGGAGGCAGAGAGCGTGATAAAATCGACATACCCATTTTCGCGCTCCTCTTGCGATATGCGTTCAAAGACGCGCTCCCGAATCTCGCCGGTAATCGCCTTACCCCGGGGCACGGCGTCACCGACAATCGCCCGAATATCGGCGATCAATCGATTGGTGCGCGGTATGTTTTCAAGCCGCTTTCGGTAGTTGTCGAAATCGTTGTACACCACGGTGGCGTTCGGCTTGCACCGCTTGGCGATGTGGGAGAGCAGGCCGGAACCTCCGAACAGGTCGACGAATGTGGCATCGTCGGGAAACTGTTTCAGAACCTTTATAAACTCGCGCGCGAACATGCGCTTCTGCCCTACGAACGGGAGAGGGGCCGATAAATACATTTTCTTTTTCATACGTTTAACTCGAATTTGACATTTTCGTTTCCGGCGAGCAAATCCCGTGTACGGGCGATGTTGTTGTCGTAGATGTGCACGTTGCCGAGATAGAGGGTGACAGATTGCAGGGGCAAATCGATTTGCCGGGACATCAGGTACAGGTGGTATATGTCGGCCGGAAGTCCGAGGTTGGCGTCGGAACTGCGCTGGTAGGCTGACAGCACCAGCTCGCCGCCGTCGATTTGAAATTGCACGAGGCTGAGGCACGGGGCTTGATTGGTCTCTGCGCCGGTGGATCCGAGGAACAGCACATAGTTTTTGCTGCTGCGCTTCTCCCGGTTGATTCTGTCGATGAGTGGCGGCAGCTTCTCGAAGTAGGTGGGGTAACTGTTCACCAGCGTATGGCCGCAGTAATCCCACCAGCTGATACCCGCCTCCCGGTATTTCTCCACACTACGCTCACCGTTCATAAAGAGCCGCAGTTCGTCCCTGAGCTTGCGCCGGGCGATATTATGCCCCTCGAAGATGTCGAGCATGTCGGCCGGAGTCAGCGAGAGCGACTCGTTAAGCAGGTAGCGGCTCGTGCCTTTCCTGCCGGTTTGCGTCTTGCCGTCGATGAGGATTCTGTCCAGTAACCGATAATATTTGTTCATGGTGTGTCATTTTTTGCCGGCAAAGGTATCGTGCACATGGACTTGTTTCATGCCGAGGCGTTCTCATTCCTCTGCAAGAAGATTGCAGTCCGCTTTGAATCGTCGGATAAGGTCATATACCGTGCGCTCGCATACGCCGTATTTCTCGGCCAGCGCAGCCACGATATAGGAGG